CATCACCTCTAACCGCTCCTGAAAATACAACTGTTGAACCTGCTGTAGCATCACAAACTGGGTTTATCCAATCTGGTTTTACTAAAGAAGCATCTTCAAATGCTGTTTTAATTAAAGCGTCTGCAGCTGTATTTGCTGTAGAAGCTGCAATTGCTGTAGTAAAAGTAAAAAACTCTTGTCTAGGACCTGAAGTTTTTACAAGTTTTAATACTAAATCGCCAGCAGTTCCTGATGTATTTGCAATAGTATCAGTAACTGTACATGCTTGTTGATCAACATAGCTTTTACCACTATAGTTAATTACATCTTTACCGTAAATCCAAGGAGTTACAATATTTTTTCCATCTTTACCTCCACCTACAATTCTAATCATAGGAGCATCTACTATAGAGTCTCCTAAAACTAAATCAGTTGGTCCAGATGCGCTCATTTTTTGTATAGTGATTGCACCGTCCTCAACAGGATTAGCTGTAGATCTTGTAGCACCATCACCAATAATTAAATGTCTTGCCATTTTTTTATTTTTTTAAAATTAATATTTATTCATTTTTACCTACCTCAGCTTCGTGAGTTTGGTATCGAGGGTCACTAATTCCCTCTAATATACTGCTTACTGCCATATCCACAATCGTTTGATGAGTATGGTCTGGTAGCTCACAATCAATTCCCAAAGATAGTGAAATTTTCTTTGGATTTCTTATATATGTTATTTTCACTGCGTCTATTATAAATATATCATTCGTGTATATATCTATGTTGTTTCCACGTATAGTAGTAAGAGGATCTGTTTTTTTAGTTGTATTAAACGGATCGTGTAATAATGTAAATACATCATCATGCTGAACAAATGTATTACTCACTGTATTAGTAATTGTACCTGAAGAATGATGACTAGATACTCTTTTTTCATTGTAATCTAATGTTGCATTATTACCTGTAGCTGTTTTTAAAACTGTTGATGTAGAATCTAAAGCTGCTAAAGTAGAAACTGTACCTACAGAAGCATCCCATTCAAACCATGAAATTACATCTGTATTTATTAAAACAATAAATTGTCCTGGAAAATGTAAAGTATTAAATTGTTCCCAATAAATTTCAATTCCTGCAGGAGGATTAGCTACTACATTTGTAATTAGTTGTCCAATATCTTGAGGAAACTGATAATTATTAGTATTACTCCAAATAGTTACTTGACCTGTTGTAGCGTCATTTATATCTTCATATAAAACTAAAGAATCTGCAATTTGACTATTATCATTACAAACAAATTCACTTAAGCCTATTGCAAAATAAGGTTTTAAAGCTTGTGTATTTATAGAATCTAAATGATAATTTATAGATCTACAATTTTTTCTTGACACAACTTTAGATAGTTGAGATACTAAATACATATAATTTGAAGGCAAAGAAAATGTATCAACAAAAATATTTGTAGTTAACTGCTCTTTAAATGTAGCAGTTCCTTCAAATTCTGTTACTAAATTTCTAAGATCATCAATTCTTTTTTGACTTTCTTCAAAACCTTTTCTATATATATTATTTTTACCGTATCTAGTATTTATATACTTACTTACGGCTTTATTTAACTCAATATCTATTTCTTCTCTTAAAAGCGTATCAGCCTGGAGTGAATTAATTTTATCCACTCCTTGCTGAATTGCCAGATGCATTTGTTGTACATTCATATTATGTTAAAGATAATTCTTTAAGCTTTGCTCTTAGTATAGTTAATTTTCCAGAATTCTTTTTATCTTTAAGATAAACAATTGTGTCTTCTACTGTATCTCCTAACACTTCATCTATAAAGATAACTTGATTTCCAATTTTTCTTAAAACTCCAGCTGAAACTAATTCATCAATTTCTGCTCTTAGCTCTAAATTTTTATCAGTTGCAATTCTAACAAATTTCTTTGGGTTAGAATTTTTTAACTCATAAAGAGAATTTTCAATTTGGTCTTCAGTCATCCTATCAGGATTAGTGCTAGACATTAATCGTAAAATTCTTTTCATATTTTTTAGATCTGAAGAAACTTTAATAAATTCTTTATCCGCATCTTTTTTAAGTTTAATAGAGTTATTTTTAACTTTATCTTCTCTTGAAAGATCTTGAATATAGAATTTTTTAGTAGCGCTTGAAGTCATTTCTTCTTTAGTTAGACCAACATAAGGATGTTTAATAGCAAAATTATATTTAATAAAATCCATAATGCTTATTGGTGTACCATCTTCATGTTTACCTATTTCAAGTTCAACTCCTGTAAATCCTACAGGTATTGTCATATCTGCCCAGAATCTTTTAGAATGTTTAGGCCAATCTACGTGCTCTGGCGAAACATCTAAAATTCCTTGCATATATTTTTTCTCATCTTCAGGACTAAATCCCTTTAATGGCTGCCTATTTACATAGACACTACTAAGCCTTGTTCTTGCTTCGGCTCTTACTGCTTTAGGTAGATGACCTCCTAGGTCTTTTCTCCTTAAATACACTTTTTTACTCATAATAATAGTTCTTTTAAAGTCTTAGTTAGTTGGATGTAAAGAATAACTCTCCGTAAGATAATCAATTAAAGAAGTAGGGGATTGCTCCCCTACAACCTTAATTAAAAACCAATATATAGACGCACGTTAATGCCAAATTAGGACGCTACACAAGTTATATCAAGCGAAGTATCAAATCTCTTAAGAGCGATACCAGCTGTTTTTAACATGTGAACGCTTGCCCCGTCAACATCAGATGCTCTTGTGTCTGTGCTAGAAAATCCTCTAGGAACTACAGAACCAGCAACACACCATCTCATAGACTCACGACCTTTCTTAGAGATCATTTGTAAGTTGTTTTGACCGTCATAGTTTGACTGATCAACAAATACCATTCTATAAGACTCAAGAGAGTATCCAGTTGTTGGGTGCTTTGCACGAGCCTGAGCTACTGCACCATGATCAAATAATGGAAGTTTTACAACATTCACATTATGTCCATCTACATGCTCGTACGAAGTAAAGTAACCAGTTACTTTCCAAGTATTACCTGAGAAGTGTGATTTAAGAGCTTCATCAAATTCACGAGCTCCACCAGTACCAGTGTAAAGAGTTATCTGCTTTTGAGCAGCATCAGTCATTGAATAGAATAAATCACCGATGATGTTCTTAAGTTTTGTTTCAGTCATTGTAGAGTAAGTGTCAGTTTCAACAATTTGCTCTAAAAGACCAGGACCTACGATTACAGGCTGTCCATTCTCATCTTTCATGTAAGTATGTCCATTTGCATCATAAGTTTTTTGACCATACCAGTAATACATTTCACACTCTTCTTTAAAGTCAAGCATGTGTAAGTACTCTTCGTAGTCCATCCAAAGTTTAGTAGTAGATCCACCTTTTTTAGGTAGAGAAAACTCTGCTACATAATCTTTAGCGTTTCCAGACATGTGGTAAGATTTTCTAACTGTAGTTAGTTTGTTTCTTACTTTACCTGGAGTTTCCCAGTTAGAAGCGTTACCTCTAGAGAAGTCAACTCCTACTGGTGCATACATTTGCGCAAAAAGCGCTCCTGCAATAACGTCAGCCGCTGGCATAACTGCCGTAGCTGAAGGGTTAATTAATTGTAAAGTGTATTTCCATGAAGATCCTCCTGCTACTTGCTCTGGTTCTTTCATAATACGTGCTTGTGTACCTGATTGAGATACTAATACGTATGGGAATACAAAATGTTTGTCAGGAAATTCAACCTCAAAAGTTGCTCCTCCTAATCCAATGCTACTTCCTGTTGGTCCTGCCGCTGCTACTGGTCTCGTTCTCATTCTATGTGTTGCCACACGATACTCATATTCTAACCTGTCAATAGACTTTGTGTTACCAACTCCTTCTGTTAAGAAAGATAAAGGAAATCTTTTATCGTCTTTACCTGCTAAATGAGTAATAATCGGAGACAGTTCAGTAGGCTTTGCCAACAATGCATTTGACAAACTGTTCATGTCTGTCATTTGTGAATCGTTGTAAAACGTTTTTTGAACGCTTATATTTGTTCCGTTAATTGCCATTTTTTATTATAATTTTATAGGGTACCTATTTCCCTGTTCAGGTAGTTATTTAGATATTAAGATCTAACTCATCAATATCAAAATTCTTTTTTCTTCTAGATGATTTACGAGCACTTTTTACAGCCTCTTCATTTCTAGAGATTTTATCTTTTAAAGATTTAGTATTTTTTGTTCTAGCTTTTGTATTTATAATTTGGTCTAAATTAAATCCTTTAAACATTAAATAATCAATAGCTAGTTTTTTATCCATTTCTGCATTTGCATGATCTAAATCTCTTTGCGTATATCCTTCTTGATTAACTGGTTTAGAAATATAATTAAAAAACTTAGTTTTTTCTCTTTCTGGAACTGTTAATCCTGCAAATTCTTGAGAGTTTTCAATAGTATCAGCTACACCACTCCAAAATTGTTGTTGATTTTGATACTCTTGAGCTCTCATTTGTTTTTGTTGTTCAACCATTTGAGATTGTCTTTGTTGTTGAACTTTACCTAAAGCTTCTCTAGCTTGCTCTGCCTTACTATGTAATTTTCCAGAATCTGAATAATCTGTAATCATTTCATTTGTAAAATTTCTATCATGTCCTTTTAAATTAAAATATTCTGCTAATACAGCTTTTTGACTTCTAATATCATCTTGCTCTATTGTTATTTTATTATAATCTAAATTAGGATCATAAGCTTGCATAAACTGTTGAGATTCTCCTCCATTTAAAACATATTCTAAATGTTGTCTTACTAAAGGAAATTTATTCATAACTTCATTTACTTGCTCATCTGCTAAAGTTTGAGCTATATCTTTAGTCATGTTAATTAATCCTTCAGATGTGTCTGCATATTCTTCATCTGTTTCATATCCAAATGCAGATAAAATTTCTGATACAACAGTTGCATCTTCATCTGATTCTACATCATCATCTTCTAGACTATCATCTTCTTCAGCTTCTTCCTCAACAACATCTCCTTGTTCTCCTTCTTCTTCAATAACTTCTTCTTCTTTTTCTTCTATTTCTTCATTTACTACTTCTTGCACTGGTGCTTCGGGAGTAATTGTTTCAACGCCTTCACCTCCAATTACATCATCAAAGGTAATGTCGTCTAATTGTATTTTTTCATTTTCTGGGTCCATATTTATTGTTTTTATTGGTTTTTATAAGTTACAAATTTAATAATTATATCAATATTTTTTATACTTTTTTTATTTTTAATTTTTACATTATTGTATAGCACTCTTAATACAATTTACGTCTTGCTTTTTTTAATTTTTTTCTCACACCTCCTTTTTTAGCTTGCATTGTGTTAAAACTAATATCATCAGAAATACTGTTTGGATCAGTTTGAGCAATAGTATTCATAAGGTTTATAATATCTTCATCTGAATATATTTTAAATAATCTTTGGTGAACTCCGTCTGTATTTTTAGCTTTCTTTAAATGTTTCTTTTTAAATTCTTTAAATTTTTTTCCAGTTGATTTAAATATTCCTGCTTTTTCTAATTCATATCTTAATTGTATTAAATCTGCTCTAGTTTCATTTGCAGCAGCATCATGGTGATATGCATCTGGCCGGCTAGGGTCAGCATAACCTATACGACCTTCTTGTACAAGTTTATTTTTTGATAAAATATAATTCTGTACATCATCATCCGAAGTAATCCAATTTTTATCAGTATGTCCTAACTCATGAGCTAAAATACTATCATGTGTCATATTTACACCCGGTATATATGAAATTTCTTTGTGTGGTATACCCATTGCAATTTTACCTGTACTTTTATCATAATGAGATCCTACGTCACCAGTATACCTATAAAAAATATTTCCAGCAGGATTTTCCATAAACTTTTTTTGTTCATAATCTGCTGCCATCGTAAAAGCTCCAGGCCTAGCTCCTGGATCAATTAGACTTACTGAATAATCAATTTCTCCCCAAGAAGGATGTCTGTACCCATACATGTCGTTAGGATAACCTGCAATGTCAGAAGTTCGTTTTAATAATTCTTGATACTGACCACTATTAAGATAATTACCAAACCAATCTATAGCTCCTTGATAATCTGCTTTTTTCTCTTCTTCAATTGACTGACCACCTTTTTGATATTTTTTTCTTAATCCTCCTTTCTTAGCCATTACAGTTCCACTTCTATCATCTATTATTTCATTTTCCATTGCAACTGTATTATGAATATTTATAATGTTTTCTCCATCTTCCCCGTATCTTTCTATCATACGTTCAAATGTTATATTTTCTATTCCATTTTCTTTATCTTGTTTATACTTAGTAACTAATTGTTTCCATAATTTTGGAGTTAATTCTTGATCAGGAGTCCACGCACTGCCGTCTGAATTTGTTAAATTTTGATGTGCAAAAAATCTCATACCTATTAAATCTGCGTAAGATTCTGAAGCTCCTATATCATGAATAGGACCCGTTTTTTGTAATCCAATAGTCATTTGATCACCTGTAGGGTAACCTTTTGTCAGTGCATCACTTTCCATAAAAGCTTTTTGTAAGTTTTCTGCTTTTTCATTTGCATCTTTAAATTCTTTACTGTCCCTACCATAAAGCTCTCCCATTTCTCTTGAATACATAAGAGCTTGTTGCCATGTAGTCATTTGACTAGCTACGTCTTCTAAATTTATATTATCAGAAGAATAGTTTGTAAAATTAGGATTAGGTGCATATACATTATTATTAGGATCTACTTCTATAAGAGCTCCGTCATCACTTAATAGATTATCTTTTAAAGTAGGATAAAATACATTTCGAGTTACAGGAAAGTAATACCCTCTTTGGTCTTTATCAGCATATCCTAAAGTACCAGGCTGATGAGTATATCTAGGGCTTCCGTCATCGTTTGTCATCCTAAGTCCCAAAACATCTTGATATTGCAGAGTTCCTATAGTTGTCATTGGACCAGTAGGCTCCCAAGGAGCATCTTGCCATTTTTTATTTAAAGTATTAAGTAAGGATGCGTCTTGAAAATTAAGAGCTTTATTAGCTACAATTCTGTCTGTTGAAGTCCTAAAATCTGGTCCTCCTTTTGTTGGAGGTCTTTTAGGAAAAGATCCCCCTATATTATGTCCCACTTCATGAGCGTATACTGTACCAAATTGATCGTTCATGGATGTAATTTGATTAGCGTCCATTAATATCTGACCTGAACCTGGAGCAGTCATAGATCCAGATCTCCTCATATTAGCTTTCCACGTGGCCCATTTTTTCCCGCATTCTCCTGTAAGAATTTGATAACCATCTTCATCCCTACATTCTTGAGGCATAGTAAAAAACATATCATCCATACTTTGTAATCCTTCAGTTTCTTGTACTTGAATATTTTTAAGAGCATCTAATCTTAATTGTTGTGTATTTTTTGGATCAGTATATCCTTGATTAGTTAATCTATTTAAATATGTAGGGCTTTGTAAATAGTTAGATAACATTTGATCTACATTACTGTATATTATCTGTCTTGCAGGATCTGTTGGTATTCCTATATCTGCTGATCCTAAAATACTATCTGTTCCACCAGTTTGATATATTTTACGTCTTGATTTTGTTAATTTTTTCTTTTTCATCTTCTCTGATTAAATAAAGGTATATTAAGCCCTACTTTAAATCCTGGCTGTTTAGTATTTACATTATAACTATATTCTCCAGTAACAGGCCCGTATCTTCCACTTAATCCCACATTAAAATTTGGTCGTAAAGATTGTTTAGTTCCATACTCACCAAATGCACTTATATTCCACGGCAATACAGGGGCTGTATAACACATTCCTCCAAAACAACCTGCTGCTCCAGGTCTACCAACTCCTAAATTTAATCTTGCGGATGCATCTAAAGGCATTTTAAAATTATTAGATGAAGATTGAGTAACAGCATCTTCTACAGGTGGTTCGTTATTCCATCCACTAGGATCTGCCATTCTAGCAGACAAATTCATATTATTATTATCATTTTGATGTTGTGTCCAACCTTTTCCAAGTTCTCCTTGAAGTGACCCCATAAATCTTGTATCATAATCTCTTAAATTACGACCACTATTTCCAAATCTTAAATTAAAATTACCTCCTGCAAACCCATGACTATTCCAATAATCTTGACCTTTTTGTGGTGTACTATGAGATCCAATTATTCCTCCCACATCTAAATTACCCATTCTATAAGTAGGAGATGCAAATAATCTTCCACCTCTATTACCAAATTCTAATCCTGTGTTTAAACCTAATCCACTACCTCCTCCATACTGATATTTTTTAACTCCTCCTTTTTGGTATCCAGGTCCGTACTTTTTAGTTTTGTATGGAGAATCTGGTCCTGCCCATTTAGCAGCCTCTTTTTCTGTATCAAATATATAAATTTCTCCTTTTCTTCTAGCCTCGTCATAATTTCCAGGATAAAAATTACCCGCATCGTCTTGGAACAGCGTAGGGTAAACATGATATTTATTATCAACTTCTGCGTATTCCATTATATGTGTAGATTCGCTTCCGTCAGGATTAGCTTGTACTCCTTTTCTAGATCCTTTTATTTTAGAAATAAGTTTAGATCGTCTAATTCCTCCATCAAAACCAATATTAGTAATTTTTTTATTTCCATTAAAGTTTTTTGCCGTGTCCATCATACGATCTAAACTTTTAGTAGCTCTTTTAACACCACCTGTTTGGTATCCTGCTGGAGATTCTATTATAGTTCCTTTATATGGTCCTGTTGGTAAATCCTGTATTCCTGGAGGTACATTTTTATAACTTTCTACTAAATGACCTTGTTCGTCAACTTTATCAATATTAATAGGAGCTTTCATTCCCACAGTGTTAAAAGATTGTCCAGGCTGTACATTAGGAAAAGCCATACTAGCTTGAGTATTGCCCATAGCATGCTGTTCTCTTAATCCTACTTCTTGTTCTTGTGGAGTATTAGCAATTTGCATTTGCTGCTCTTGCATTTGTTGTTGCTCAAATTGAGAAATTAAATCTACACCTTGATCAGCAGCTTGAAACACCTCAACTATACTTCCTGGAAAATTAGAAGCTTTAATTCTATTTAAAAGCTCTCTTCTAGTTTGATTTGTTGGCATCGTTATCTTTTGCTTCTACTTGTTTATCTGCTATATCTTTTTTTGCTTGTATATCTCTATTAGCTGTATCTCTTTTAATATACTCACTTTCTCTTTTTGCTTCATTACTTTCAATATCACTAGCACGTTTCATCTCATTTAACTCTCTAGTAATTTGATTTTTTTCTCTTTCTATCTCTTCTTTAGACTGGTCTCCTCTACTTTTTTCCATTAACTCTAACTCTTTTAGTTCAAGTTCTTTTTCTTTAATTTCAAACTCTCGCATCATTTTTTCTAATTGTAAAGACTCAGTACCCGTTGCTGCTTGCTGTTTAGATTCAGCATTAATTAAAGCTATTTCAATATCTTTTTGTCTGTCTTTTTCATTTTCAATATTTTCAGCTTCTAATTCCATTTGTTTCATTTGAACTTGTTGTTGCTGAGCTTCTTGTTGAGCTTGTTGTTGTGCTTGCTCTAATTGAGCTGCCATTCTATCTGCCTTTTTAAGATTACTTTTAATTTGTGAAAAACTATCTAAATCTAACATCTCAGCTATATCACCTGGTTTAGCACCATTTTGCATCATAGCTTGAGTTAATCCTTTAATATTTTGTAATTTTTCAGCATCTTTACCAGCATCTGAAACAAATATTCCATAATTAGTTTCCATATGTGTCATAGAATCTATATCTAAAAAGTCAGTTGTGCCGTCAGGCATTACATACATACTCTTTTTTCCTGTTAACCATGCTTCTTTAGAATAATCTAATAATGCTTGAAAGTCTCTTTGTTCCATTCTTTCAAACTTTCTAAACAAATCTTCTGTAATATGTGATGATTGTAGTATAGCTTGTTGTGACGAAGCTTTACCTTCATATGCCCCAATTTCACCTTGTCTTTGTCTACTTACTCCAGATATTTTTTCCCATTCTACTAAAATAGATTCTAATAATGTAATATATTGCTGAATAGTCTTAATTGACATATCCATTACAGATTGATGTTGTGGATTTAATTGTATTCCTTCTTTATTATAATCTACCCATGCAATACCTGTACCTTCTACGTAATACATAAATTTATCCATATCCCATTTTTTTGGAATCATGTTAATGTCAAATTGAGCAATAATATCTTTTGATTTTGCAATAGATAATTCTAATCTATATTTATAAATGTTATAATTTAATTGATAAGGTATTCCTAGTTTAACTAAAGAAATATTAGAAGCATTTATATCTGAGTATCTTCTACCATTAATAGGTAATTTACATTTTGATGGATTATCTATAGACAATCTTTGATTTGGAATAGGATTTATATTTATATATATTCTACCATCTATTCTTGTTCCTTCCCACACTTCATTTACCCACTTCCATTCTAAAACAGCTCCTATATCTTTTAATTCTTTAGGCATTCTAAATCCATCAGCTACTTCTTTTTCTTCTATAGAACCAGTCATAGGATCTAAGTATGTTACAAATCCTATTCTTTTTCTAGACTTCCAATACACATTTACAACTTCAAGTAATCTGTTTCTATGTGCGTTTACATCTTTATTAGAAGATTGAGCATATAAAAATGACACATCTGTTTCCATATGTCTAGGTTCTTCTAATTCTAAAATTTGCTGCTCTGATAAACTGTCATAATATAAATCAATAACGCTAGAAGCATGTGCATATTTTCTAGTTAAAGCCCAGTCTCCATCTTCTACAAATTCTAGATCAGGATCAAGATCATAATCTACATCTACAGGATTAAGAATTTCATAAAAAGGTTCTCCATTTCTTACACCTCTATGTGTATACGCTTCTCCAGATACTAGATAATGAAACCAAGCTTTTTGTATTTTATCATACACTTCTTGTTCTTGCATTACATAGTTTAAAGCTTTTTCTCCTAAAATAGCTCTTTGATCTACATAACTATCCTCAAACATTTCTGCTATATGTTGTGGCATTGGATTTTCTTGTGCAATTTGTTCTGGGCTTAATCCCATCTGCATACCTTGTATTTGAGCAGCTTGCATAAATTGCATTTGTAAGTTTTTAAAAATAACTTCTTTTTTAGCTTCTTCTTTTTTGCTAATAGTGTCAGAATTTTGTACTGTAACGGTATAATTGAGAGGTCTTTTAGATTTTTCCCCTAGAAGAAGATCAATTATGGGTTTGATGATAGGGTAATTACGCATTTCAGAAGGGAAGTTCTTACGAGATTTTCCGTAAGGTTTTAATACGTAACGATAATCAGCCTCATCAATTACACCATTATAGTAATCATATAATATTTTAAGCTCATCTCTTCGTTTAGAGTAACCTGAGCCTGCATCGGAAAGATCTATAAATGCTTCTACACATTCTTCTCCCCATTTTTTAGTTTTTTTTGAAATAGGCAGTTTTTGCCTAGGTATTTTATCGTATCCCATAATCTTACAAATTTAATTAAATTTATTCCAGCTTCTACCTCTAAAATAAATTTTGGTTGTATATTTATAAATATAACATTGTCTAATAATAGTTTTGTTCAAACCATTTGTCTGTAGACCTGTCTTCTAATATATCTTTAACTTCTGAATTATATAATTCTCTTGTATGATACATACCAATCATTAACGCCATCACTCGGTCAAAGTTTCCTTTGTGGTTAAATTTAATTAACTCCATTAATAATCCTGGATCATATATTTTGTGCAAATTTAATAATTTATTTCCATTTTCATCTGTACGTCTTACTGTATTTAGCCAATCTCTTATATATATCTCACCTTGACGCTTTCTTGCTTCTGTCATATGCATACCATATTGACGTTTTACCGTTTTACTTCTAAGTTCTCTTTTGTCTAACATTTCAAACTCTTCTTGTAATTTATGCATTTTTCTATATCTTTTTGCGTAAGCTATAACCTCACCACGATCATTTTCAAATCCTATTTTACATCCATAGTAATCAGCTAGTAAAAATAAATTTCTATTATATTCATCTTGTGTTTTAGGTCTACCTACATAAGATGCTACAATTATGTCATCTGGTTGTGATAAATTATTAGGGCGTTTTAATACGTATGCTGCACCTAACGAAGAGCTATCTGCAGATTGATTTTGGCCATAAGGGTCATGACATATTACATACATGTTCATAGGTATTTGCTGCTTTTGATTTTTATAAGGTGCTTCATAAATAACTACTGCTCCTTCTGTATCATCATCTTTTCTGTGTGGAAATTTTAATATTTGTTTTAAATCACCATCTAATTTAAATTTAACTTGACCTTTTGTGTCTTGATACAGCCTTCCCACAGTTCCAATTGAATGTAAACTATTAGCTTTAATATTATTGTACTGTTCTTGCAAAGTTGCAACATCAAATAAATTAGCTGTTACTTGTAAAGTAGCTTCTTGAGGAGAAAAAGGATGCTCGGCTATATACTGGTCTAATGATTTAGCATCTGCAGCGCCCTTTTTCTTTTCCCTCATTGTGCCTTCATATTCTACAGCAGAATCAGACAAAGAATTTCCCTCATCATCTATAAATCCATCTAAATTTTTTTGTATAGGTATAAAATAACCACATTTACTTCCTAATGCTCCTTCATCCCAAATATTATCATAATCCATACAATCATATGCCTCTGGATTGTAAAATATTTCTTCCATTGCTTCAAAATCCGCACCTTCTGTACCACCTGTACCAAATGCAATCATTAATCCTAATGTTTTTGCACCTTGTCTCATTGTAGGCATAGTTACTTCCCACGCTTTTAGTAATCCTGGAAAAGATCCGGCCTCTTCAAAAAATACTAGCTCACCTGCTTTACCCCTTACCTTATCTGGGTTGTCTTTTAGTGATACCCCCATTATTTGAGACTTCATACCCATTTCAATTTCTAATCCATTTACTTTTTTCTTGTATCCTGACATTTTATGCATTTCTCTATCCCTTAATCTAGGTTGAGACCATGCAGTGTGGTCATCTATAAAAGATAAAAACTCCCAAGCTTTAGATAATAGACCATCACCAATTAAATATTCTTTTTGTGCGGCAAATACAAAGTTTTTAGAGTTACGTACAAAAAAATAGTTACGAGCAAGCATAGATCCAGCCTTATAGGAGTATCCTTTACGTCTAGCTTTTAAAACAATCATATGTTTATTACTAGATCTAGCTTTATCTATTTCTTGAAAGTATTCCCAATCACCGTCATAAAATCTAGGAAAGGTACGCTCACGTTTAGACTGTATACTTCCGTCCGGCAACTCCTCATCTACAGCTCTATCAATAGGGCAGTAGTTTAAATAAAAATAATGAAATCCTGTAACATGTAATTCGTCTGTTTGATACCCATATAAACACCTTTTCCTCTCTTCATCCCAAAAATCATAATAATCTTTAGTGCCTGGAAGAGAGGTAGTATAATAACCTGTTTCTTTAAAGGTTATAGCAGCTTGTCTAACTCTGTTTGTGTTTTTAAACATCTATTTTTAATTTTAACTAACTCAGCACATTTTTCATATTCTTCTGTGCTTGTAAAATACTCTATAACTACATCTATTACATCTTCACTTCTCCCATCTTCGTGCATAGGATCAAAAGGTAATGGTAATCTATCTATTTTACCTTTTTCTAGATCGTAATAAATGTCATCTAAAGTTTTTTTCTTAGTTATAATCTCATAAGCATTTTTCATTGCTTCTTCATAGAGTTCCATGTCTTCTAAAAAATCCATTACATACTATATTTATTTACTTCAATTCCACCCCTATTTGAATTAGCGGCTTGTTCTTCTTTTTTAACTATATCTTCTAGTCTAGTTAAACCGTCTACAACTTTACCCATATTAGATAAGTTAGCTATTAAATCTTTAGCGTGAAATATAGGTTTACCGTGATCATCCATTAAATGTAAATCTATATCTCTAAAATATTTTTCTAATTTTACAATTGATGTTCTTGCAGCTTTTAATAATCTAACTGCAGATGTTTCAATTAATTTTTCATACTTATCACAAGCACCTAGTACTGTAGGTGACGGTTTCCATTTCTTTTTTTCGCCAAATATACTGTTTTTTACTTCAATAACACGTTGATCCCATTCATATACAGCAAACGGAGATCTATGATCTACCATAAAATATACAAAAGCTAAATCTGTAACAGATAGATTTTTAAATTCTAAAATAGTTAAAGCATACGGGCTTGGAACAGCTACTCCATCATTTATATGAATTAAATCTTTACTTAGACTCATTTTTTAATTTATTTATATGTTTAACTCGTTTAGGATTAACAGAAAATTTACCAAAATATGGTAAACGAATAACTTCAAACTTTCCTGCCTTAATAACATTGCTTGTATATTTAAATTGATAGTTTACTATTTGTTCAACTTTTTTCAAAGGTAAATTATATTTATTAGCTAAGCTATATATAATTTCTTTTTTATTTTTTTTCATTATATTGTGGTTTCCACTTATTTTCTGGGCAGTCAGCTGTTTTCCACTTAGCTTTATATTCCATTTTACATCCACATGTTGTACACCTCATAACATTACGTTTTAAAGACGGACAAGCTAAACATGTTTCTAATCTTTTTTGATAATCTTCTGGTGATACATTAGGAGATCCATTAGCAATATATGTTCCTACCTCTTTTGTAAAATTACTTATCATTTTAAATACAGAAGGGTATAAATTATTTTTTTTACTCATCTTTTTCTATTTTTAACTTCATTAATTCTCCATCTTTATCTTGAATTATAATTATTGTGTACGGATACGCTTCAAAAAAAGTAACAACTAATCCAAAAAGCATTATATTTTATTTATTTTAATTTCTACTGCGTCTGTGTCAGGATGTAAAAAAGGATTTAAAGTATAAGAGTCATTTTTTGATATTACACCTTTATCTTTAAAACTTTTTACATAATTGTTTAAAGTGTTGTAATCTTTTATGCCTACAATTTTTGCAACTTCTTTTTTATTCTTTACACTACAAATGTTTGAGTCTTTTGTAGTAAGATTTACATCTATAAATGCAGACAAAATAGTTAATTCTTTTTCTGTAAGTTTAAATATACCATTCCACAATTGTAAATACTTGTATGTAGAGTTTATATTAACTGTTATTTTCTTTTTCTTCATTTAATTTAATTTGTATTCTTCCGTTAGTTACTGTAATTTTAGATGTCTTAGATTGTCTGTTAAATTCATCTATGTAAGATTGTATGTCAACCTTATCATATATAAATGATAAAAATACTTGTATTTCTTTAGCTGCTAGTTTAGTAGATTCTTCTAAATTTTTAGCGTTTATACTAGCGTCAAGTAAAGCGTGATAATCTTTAATAGATATAGTAACAGATCCTTCTACCATTTACCTAATAGTTGATGTTCAGAAATCATAATGTATTGCTTATCGTCTACATCTACAATTATAGCTTCTGATCTAGGGTCAACCATTACGGTTTCTCCAGTTTTAACAAAATGGCATTGAGGACCTACAGCAAGTACTTCGAGTATATTAGTATTTAAACTCTTTGCTGTTTTCTTATCTAAAATAATTCCTGAATCTGTTTGTAGTTTACTTGGGTCTGGAAGGACAACCCACGATCCGTTTGGTTTAAAATTCATAGTCTATATATTTTTCGACAAAGATATAAACTATTTTTTTATAAATCCAAATATTTTTTATAATTTTTCAAAAGGATATAACTTTCCCCCTTGAAAAATCTATTTCAAACTTGGATTTCACTTTAGCAGTGCTCGGGGACCCAAGGATAGTAAGACTGATGTTAATTCACCGCACATACCTGTGTGCAATCTATCCTAACTAAAGTTTATACACTCGTTCTTTTGCAACTACCGGAGAAAACTCTATCTTTATTTAAGACTACAATCCGATGTCTTTGCCCTTTTTTGGTTACCGAGGGCTGAATATTGTTGCGGTGCAAAGATAAAATAAAATAAATGGAATAAAAAAATAAAATGCCAAAAATTTTTTTTGACCAGGATTTGTGAACGTGTGAACCACTATCATCAAAGACCCCACCTTAGTTCCGATAATTTTATCACCCAACCTTAAAACATATAATAACATGGACACACCTCACAACACTATGGTTCAGATAGAATCATTCATCGGAACAAAGAACCCTAACTACTTCATCGTAACCTTCAAGGATACTGAGGTAGAGGTAGATAATGAACTACATGTAACTCAATACGATACTAGACTTATTTTAAAATCTAATAAAGATAAGTATGAGAAACTCATTAACAAGGGTACCATTGTCAAAATGAATACAACTCCTAGAGATTAGGGGTTGTATTTTTTTATTGTTATGTCTTTGAAACAAAACTTTCGAGACATTCATAATACTTGTTGTGAACTTTGTGTGTGAGTGTGACAATCACGTCACATTCACCACATTTTCCCACAATTTGACACTTAACTAGAATACTAATATAAGATAATATAACATTATGGATAAAAATACAATAACATTAGATGATAATATCTATGTTAAACCAAAGAAGAAGACTAAAGATGAATTATACACTGAACTATTCTCTTTGTTAGATAAACAGATACAAAATATGACTGATAAAGAATATCAAGAATATAAAAGAAGAAGACAATGAAAATAATAATCAAATCAATACAATACATACTAATCATAACAGGACTATCATTAGGTATCCTGTTTTGGTTATGTATAATGTATGTATAACTAATCAATTAATCATTAACTAAACATTATCAATCATGAACAAAGAAAAACGATTTACATCCTATGATACAGAAGGTCCAACTGACTTCGACTATGTTGGATTCCATCTAGACACAATAGATGATATATTAAAACTAATAAAAGAATGTTACACAATTGTTGGGACAGGTTATAGTCCATGTACATCTGAGAAACTAGATGAATTAAAACATTACACTGATAAACTAAAAGGATATGTTGGACAAGGTCCTTATCATGTTTATCACTCTCAACCTTTACCAAAAGGTGGAAAAGAATTAACAGTTAAAGTCTTTCCAAGAGATTAAAACATAACACCTGAACATGTATTCAAACTGTTCATTTAGGTATTTATAGACTAACCTTGTTTTCTAGATAAACAAAACTAATCTTGACACTGGATCTTAATGGGATCGATACCATTAAACCACATTCTTGAAATAACATACTTTGATATGATTTATTTAGTAAGTAAAGGTGTCCTTATATTGTGATGTGTATCACAACTGATGATTCCGAAAGGATGAAATAAGAAAAACTAACTTCAGGGTTCGAAACCTGTAGGAAGAACTAGTAGACAATAAAGGTCTTGTGGGAACAAGGGACTGAGTCAACTGATTAATCACCTAGATGTGATGTCCTATAAATGTAGGATGTCTGTCCTTTTAACAAAGGAATCAGGGTAACTGTGAAAAACAATTAAAACTTAATTGTAACTTCGACACTAATTATTCAAATGGTATACCATTACCACAGAGTAATATAACATTAATTGTAGTAATTTATGTAATGTATAGTAATATATAAACATATCTGTTGAAAGAAATGTTATGTGTCAAGAAATCTAGAGGGTAGAACCTCATTGGTCACAGTTTGTAGTCGAAGGACTACCTAGTTCGTGTTTTAAAGTCACCAATGGAGGTCACAAGTCCTCATATAAAAGACTGAGTGGAACATTTAAATAAAATACTAACTAAACACAAACAATCATGACAACAGAAAAAGAATTAAGACACTTACCAATTAACAGTATAAATTATACTGAAGAACAAAAGATTCGATCTAAAAACTTAGAACTAACGAGAGCACTACAAGATGTTGATAGACTGACATCAGATAATGTTCAGTTTAAACTTCAGATTATTGAGTTAAAACAAAAGATAAAAGAGTTAGAATCAACTAACTAAATAATTAAACATTTATTACGACAAATAAACTAATTAATTATAAACATTTAAAACAACAAACATTATGAAAATCAAATTAAAAGGAGTAACAGTAGACATTAGAAGAAATGATTTAGACGAACTGATTAAACTACAACACATTATCACTAAAGAAATCAAAACAAACAAACGTAAAGTTAGGGGACAATTACTTGAGTTGTCATTAGATTTAGTTAACACAAGAATATCAGACATATCATATGATCTTGCATATTCTGAAGAATTACACACAATAGTATGAAAAAGTTTAACATTGAATTTACACCATTCCTAGGAATAGGAATTGGTGTAGCTTGGGTAGATAAACTATTTATAATATTATTACCATTTATAAGTATAGAAATAAAAATTAATTAACAAGGTTGATAGTATACCTTTATTAAACTATCAAATAATCAATTAAACATTAAATAAATTATGGAAACAAACACAGGAACAGTAGAAACATTAAAGAATGGAGAATGTCTATTAGTAGACGCAAGAGTTGTAGCAAATGATAAAATATCACTACAATTTGCAGAAGTAATTAGACCAGAAAACGAACAAATGAGTTTATTAGCATATTCTAATCGCTATGATGACTCATTCTCAAATAAAGCTAGAAGATCATGGTTAATAACTGACAGACAAGCTGCAACAGAAGATTATGGGGTAGATTTTACAGATGCTAATTCAAATTGGTATGAAGGTCCTAAAGGTACAATGTTAGACTTAAATATATTAAATCCTACATTAAATGGATTTAATGTTAGACTAGCAATTAAAGAAACAACTGAACCAACACCATGGCAAGAGCAAAACTATGAGACTGCTGCTAAAAGACGTGGTAAAAATGGACCTCACATGTTACACAATGGTGAGTATATCTTTAGCAATGTAATTGTTGTTGGTATAAAAGGTGACCAAGAGGTTAAACATACAAGATTAGAAGCTGATTCTATAGATGTAAAAGAGAGTCAAGTTGAATTAACGACATCAAACGAAATGGTTGGTGAGTTACAGTCAAATGAAATAGGACTGTAAATTATCTATAATATCAAGGGGAGAGAATATCTCCCTTTGATATTTTATTTATTAATTTAAAATATAAAATTATGTCATACATGGGCTGGATAGCACAAATGGTAAGTGATAATACTTATCAAGAATTTAAAGATTTATACATAAAAGCACACGAAAATAACCAAGAAAGTTTTATATTTGGTAATGAAAAATGTGATACAGTTTTGGGTAAACATGTGTGTAATTATGTAGACACATATTTAATGGATCACTATGATAATCATCTGATTAAACAAGCAGAATTACAGAACGAATACGAAGATTTAATAACTAAAGGATTTTAATATGATTTATACAGTTGGTATAAAAACACTTATACCTAAAACAGAATTTGCACAATGTAACATAGAAGATGTTGCAAGATATTGTGAAACAAAAAAAGTGTTAGGTGTAGACACAGAAACAGAAGGATTTGATTTCACATGTAAAAAAATGATTATGTTTCAGATAGGTGATGAAGAAAACCAATTTATAATTGACACTAGATTTATATCATTAGAACCTATACGACACATCTTAGAGTCTAAAAATATAATAAAAATACTTCATAACGCCAAGTTTGATTATAAATTTATAAAAACAACATCAAATATAAAACTTGAGTGTGTCTATGACACCTTTCTTACTGAAAGAATATTAAATTGTGGTAAGGATGGAATGAAGTATGGACTCAAAGATGTTTGTAAAAAGTATTTAAATGTAGAAATAAACAAAGACGTAAGAAACCAATTTATTAATCTAGAAGGTCATCCATTTAAAGCTGATCAAATAGTTTATGGTGCTAAAGATGTAGAATATCTTGTAGGTATACGTGAGCATCAGTTACCATTAATAGATAAATATAAACTAAATAACGTTGTAGATCTAGAAAATGAGGTAGTATTATCATTTGCAGATATAGAATGTAATGGTTTAGATTTAGATACTGAGCAGTGGAAGACACTTGACGAGATAAATAATACTGAAGCAACAGCATTACAATTAAACTTAGATGAAATATTAACAGAAAATCATAAACTAGAAAAGTTTGTATCTAAATATGTGCAAGCTGATATGTTTACACCAATTGAAGAATTAAGAAAAGTAAATGTTAAGTGGACATCACCTAAACAAGTGCTTGAAGTATTTCAATGTCTTGTACCTGATTTAGATAATGTTAACGGTAAAGCAATGTATAAACATAGATTTAGCCATGAAATTATAGATACATATGTAAAATATAAAGAAGCTATGAAATTATGTACATCATATGGCCATAAATTCTTTGATAATTTAGCAGGAGATAATAGAATACACACCAATTTTCACCAAATACTTGACACAGGTAGAGTTAGCTCATCCAAACCTAACATGCAGCAGATTCCTGCTGATAATAGATTTAGAAACTGTTTTACTGCACCGATAGGATGGAGCTTTGTAAGTGCTGATTACTCAAGCCAAGAGTTAAATGTAATTGCCTTTGGATCTAAGGATCCCGTATGGTTGAAAGCCTTAGAAGAAGGACAGGACTTACACTCTACATGTGCTGAGTTGGTGTATGGTGATGAATGGTTAAATGCTGCTGAAGACGACTGTGTATACATGACTAAAAAATTAAAATGTAATTGTAAACAACATAAAAAACTTAGAACCAATGTCAAAACCATTAATTTCGGTCTTGCTTATGGCATGGGCCCTCATAAGCTTTCTGATACTCTTAATATCAGTGTGGAAGGAGCTAAAGAGCTCATCGAAAAGTATTTCCAAGCGTTCCCATCGATCAAAGGGTTCTTAGATAAACTAGGTAACTTTGGTAAAAGATATGGGTATATTAAAACATTTCCTCCTTATAATAGGAGGAGATGGTTTACTAGCTGGTATCCTAAAATATGGGACAATAAGTCAGCTAGTATGCAATTAGGTACAATTGAACGTGCATCTAAAAATACACCTATACAAGGAGCTAGTGCTGATATGACTAAGCGTGCTTTAATAATGATGCGTGACTATATTAAAGTTACAAGTAAATTCTATGATGAACCTCCTGTTAAATTAGTGATGACTGTACATGATCAGATAGATACAATATGTAGAAATGATTATTTAGATATATGGACAGAAACTATGAAGAAATTAATGGAAGAAGCAGCATTAGAGATAGTAACAAATGGTTTGTTAAAAGCAGAAGTATCAGTAAGTAATTGTTGGGAAAAATAATAATATAAATAGAGAGAGAGTAAAGACAGAGCGCAGTATACAAAAAAGAGGATAAAGCTGACGACACCTTCAAGTCCACCTCTCTCTCTCTATTTTTTAAAACAAATAATATGGATAAAGAATTAGTAAAAGCATTTGTGCAAGAATGTAAAGACTATCGTGACTGGCAAGAAAGAATTAAAGCTAATCAAATAGATATGGATGATTGGTTTAAATATAGTGGTGAGGTAGAAGAATACACTGATGAGTATAAAGAGTTCTTAAAATACAATGGATTTAGTTGGCTTAAAGCTAAACGACATGGATCTATATTACCTATGAGTAGAGATAGAAAAACATACTATAAACAATATTGGCACGATGTAGTAAAACCTAAACAACTTTTAAAACACTTAGAAAATGAAAGAAATATTAGATATGAACAAAATAAAGGACGTACAACAGAGGAAAGCTCTTAATTGTTGGGCCAACTCTGGATTTAAAGGCTCAATTATAGCAGGTACTGGTTTTGGTAAGTCTAGATGTGGTATACTTGCAATAGATTACGCATTAAGAACAGGAACTAAAGCATTAATACTAGTTCCTACCATACAACTACAAGATCAATTCCGTGAAGAATTTTATAAATGGGATTTAGGCCACTGCTTAGATAACGTTGAAGTACTGTGTTATCAGAGTGCGTATAAATTGCAAAATGAGCATTATAGTATTGTAGTGTGTGATGAAATACATTTAGGTTTAAGTAAAGAGTATAAAAAATTCTTTGATAATAATACTTATGATAAATTATTATGCATGACTGCTACAGTGCCTGAAGAACAAGAATACGCTAGTTATTTAAATAAACTAGCACCTACAGTATATAAAGTTACACTAGACCAATGTGTTAAACTTGGTTTAGTATCTCCTTATAAAATACAATGTATACCTGTAGAATTAACAACTGATGAAAGAGCTGCATATAAAGCTATTAATAATCAGTTTATTAGATCTAAATATGTATTAGGACAATTTGATGCATTTAGTAGAGCTAAATATATTATGAGTACACCAGATGCTACACCAGAAGACAGACGAGCTGCTGCTCAGTTTTATCAATCTATTAGAGAGCGTAAAGCTATTATAGATTTTGCTGAAAATAAAGTAAAAATGTTTAAAGAGCTAGTTATAAATAACTTAGACAAAAAAATACTTGCATTCAGTGGAGCAAATGATTTTACAGATCAGTTAGCAGAGTCAGTGTCACCACTAGCTATGTCATACCATTCAGGTAAAACTAAGAAACAAAGAGAGCTAATACTAGACGCATTTAAAAATGACACAATTAAAGTATTATGCTCAACAAAAGCTTTAAATCAAGGTTTAGACGTCCCAGATGCAAATATGGGTATAATGTGTGGTATTACTAGTAAAGCTTTACCTATGATACAACGTGTAGGTAGACTTGTAAGGTTTAAAGAAGGTAAAACTGGTGATATAATAATACTTTATGTTAAAGATAGTCAGGAGGAGAAGTGGCTAAAAAATTCTACAAAGAATTTGGATAACGTAAATTGGATATAAAAAATAATTAAATAAAAGTTTTGTATTATGAAAAAGATTTGTATATTTGTACCCATGTTCCGTTTAATTATAAAAGAATTTTTGATATGAAGATAAATATAGATTTTGAAATATTGACACAAACAAATATGAGTGCTGATGATTTCACGTATTTATTTATAATCTATCGAAAAGGATTTAACTATTTAAACAATCTTAATTTAAAGCCAAATTTAGACGAATTGCAAAAGCAAGGATACATAAAGCTCGGTGAAACTCCTGATAATCATGTGATTAGACAAGAGTTCATCGATCTTTTTGTTTCTGACTTTGATTCTATGTTTGCTGAGTTAATCAGTAAATATCCTATGAAAGTCAATTCGTCTACACGTGGCGTTAGGGTATTGCATGCTAAAGATCCAGATGCTATGGCTAATAAAAAAGCCAAAACTAGGTACAAAAAAATTGTAGATAATAAACTATACAAACATAAATATATTATGAAATGTTTGGATAAACAACTACTAATCGAAAGAAATAATCTTGAATATTTACAAAATTTAGAAACCTGGATTAATAACCATACTTGGGAAAAGTATGAAAACTTAGACGAAAATGCAATACAAAAAGACCCCCTTAAACCAAGAATCACAAGATCTTTATAAGAGTAGAGGATTTAAAAGCATAGAACAGTCTGTAACAACTTCTATTAATGAGGTTAGAACTGGTATGCTAGGTAAACGACCTGTCTTTCCAACTAAATGGGCAAGACTAAACAAAAATTTATTAGGTGGATTACAACCTGGTAAAATGTATGTAATTGCTGGTAGACCTGGTGTAGGTAAATCAGCATTTAGTAATCAAATGATATTTGACTTGTTAGATCATGAACTCAAAGAAAAAGTTGTAGTATTATACTGGAGCTTTGAGATGCCTGGCCATCAACAAATATTACGTGCAGGCTCTAAAGATGTTAAAAAGCAAGTGTTAGATTTATTATCTGTAGAAGAAAAATTAAGTGAAGAGGACTATGAATTATATAAGAATAAAGTATCTAAATATAAAAAGTATCCTATTTATTTTAACAATATACCTAGAAATATAGAGTATATTAAAGATGCTAATGTAGAAATAACTAACAGAAATCCTGATGCTAGGATTATAAATATCTTTGACCACTCACGTCTTGTTGTAGGTAAAGCAGAGTCAGAACTACAAAGACTAAATGAATTATCTAAAGGATGTATGTGGATGCAAGCTAAAATGGGAGTTATAAATATACTTCTATCGCAGCTTAACCGTAACATTGAACAAGAACACCGTGCAAAGGCGCAGTATCAGCCATTACTAACAGATTTATTTGGTGGTGATAGCATTGGTCAAGATGCACACGTTGTTATGATGTTACAACGACCATATGATTTATATGGTATAACAGAATCATACTGTAATGAGGATCCTGTAGGACTGTTAGCTGTTCACGTAGAAAAGAATCGTGACGGTCTATTAGGTATGATCCCATTTGAAGCAGATATGTCAACATTTACAATTAACGAAAGAAATTAAACTATGAAAGAAAAAGCAATAGAGATAGTAAAAAACTTAACAAGAACAATTAATAAAATAGGTGCAAAAATACATAATGTGCACAATTTAACTAGAGAAGATATGTTTGCTAATCCAACAGCATCTAAATCTAAATTAGAGAAAAAAAGAAAAGAAATAATAACAAAGTATAATTTAAAACAAAAAGAATGGAAATACTAGCAGCAGCAATTATATACATAGCTGGTATAGTTACTGGCTTGTATGCTGCATCTCAAATGGAAAAAGATATTGATAAAAGAATAAAAAAATGATAGATACTATAATTATAATTTTAGTAGTACTTTTCTTGGTAGTATATGCATATTGGATTACAATATATGCGCATAATAATAAAGAACTAATTAAAAACTTAGAAGAATATGACAAAAAAGAGAAAGCTGAACAGCAAAAATCCAAAATACATGGACAAAAGCAAGTTAAAAGAAAAGATAATAAAACGAAAAGAACTCGCTTGTACCACAACTAATGGTGTAAAAGTATATAAAGTGTGGTATGAATAGTACAAGTTTATTAATAGAATTATTAGCGTGTGGGTTTTTCTTTGTGTTAGGATGGTTAGTAGGTATTGAAAGAAATAACTATTTAACTAAAGAATTAACATTTTGGAAAGCATATACAAAAGAATTAGAAAAAAATGAAAACGATGGAATTACCAAAAACAAAGGTAAAGGCTAGCCGTAAATCGCCTAAAAACATGATAATATATGGTCCGCCAAAGATTGGCAAGACTACAGTATTATCACAATTAGATAACTGTTTAATAATTGACTTAGAACAAGGTTCTGACATGATTGACGCTTTGAAAATCAAAGTAAATAATCTTACAGAACTTACAAACGTAGCTAGAGAAATAATTAAACAAGAAAAACCATATAAATATGTTGCTATTGACACTATATCTAAACTAGAAGAATGGTGTGAAAATGAAGGCAAAAAAATTTATATGAAAACTCCTATGGGTAAAAACTTTGAAACTAAAAACCCAGGAATGTCAATACTATCATTGCCTAATGGCGCAGGCTATTTGTACTTACGAATGGCATACAAAAAATGGATAGACAGACTAAACCTGTTAGCAGATCATGTTATCTTAGTTGGCCACTTAAAGGACAAAATGCTTGAAAAGAAAGGTAAAGAGGTTGCTGTAAAGGACCTTGACTTAACTGGTAAAATCAAGCAGATTACATGTGCTAACGCTGATGCTGTTGGTTATATATATAGAGAAGAAGACAAAACTATGGTTAGTTTTAATTCTCTCGATGATATAACTGCTGGTTCACGTTGTGCACATTTAAAGGGTAAGACCATGCCTATGAATTGGTCAGATATATATATAGATTAATTAAACGTAAAAAAATGATTGAAATGAAAAAACACGTAGAACCAGGCAAAACGCCTGCAAAAATTACTGTTTCTATGATTGATCAAGATCTTAAAGATGGGATCAGTAAATCAGAGATGACTGTAAAATATGGTATTAAACCTTGGGAGGTAGATGAGATGTTTAAACATCCATTTCTTAAAGGTAGAAGACCTAGTAGAAAAAAAGCTTTATCTTTTACTTTTGTAGACGACATAGAACCATTAAATAGTGGTGATATTGCTGTAGAGCAAGCTGAAGAAGTAGATCCTAATCAAGTAACTTTGCATGATGCTATAGATGAAGCTATAGATTCAGCTCAACAAGCTAAAGATGAAATTACAAAAGCTGAACAGTCTATTGTAGATTTGCTTGGACCGCATACTCAAACTCCAGAAGAAACAATTAAAGAAGCAGCAGAGTGGTCAGCTAAAAATACAAATGATGAAGAAGAACTAGAAATGGACGATAATACGTTCGAGTTATAAACCAATTAATAATTAAAAACAATAAATATGGCAATACAAAGTAATGCGAGTACAGAAGAAGTTGTAGGTGGAATTAAAACCTACTCAGGTTTAACTAATGTAAAAGTTATGGCTGTAAACCCAACAATGAGGGAATTACATGACATGGACATTAATGTTAAACAAGAACCTAATTATAAAGTAGAATTTAGTGGTGAAGAATATAATAAAGTTGTATTTTGGCTAGCTAATTCAGACGGTAACTTTAAATTAGAAATATTAATGCAAAATAAACACAGAGTGTCTCAATCAGGTAAACACCAATGGATGAATAATATTGGTCAGTCTACATGGTCAGAAGAAGAGCCTACATATGACTGGTGGAAAGCAGAAGGTCAGAGAAAAGCTTACACAGGTGAGGAAACTCTTATTAATTTTGTTAAAGCTTGGGCTAACGTAGCTGCTGGTGATAATGTATATTTTGAAACAGTATCTGCAATAGCTAATGGTAATATAAATGAGCTTAAAGCTTTAGTTCACACACTTTCAGGCAATGAGGTAAGAGTTCTTATTGGTGTAAAAGATGATAAATATCAGCAAGTATATACTAAATACTTTGGTAGAGTAAAACCTCAGCGTGATGATTTATTTATTAAAGCACTTAATGATGACTATGGTTCATTTAATGCTGATTTTAATGCTGATCTAAAGTGGGGGACACATGTGTCTACTGCCGCACTAGTTACTCCTGACACAATCAATGAAGATGAAGATTGGACTGGAGAAGCTACTACTGCAGAAGCTCCAGCTAAACAAGATCTTCCCTTCTAATGATTAATTCTAGAAGCAGCGAAGATCATTTGCATACAGATGTCATACTTAGTAAAATTACTGAGTATGACATTTTTGCATATTATTGTTCTAGTTTTAAAACTTTAAATAAAAAGTTTTGTAGCGAGTTAAGAAAAGATGAAACACCGTCTGCTTCTATAGTGATGTGGAGTGGTAACCTATTATATAAAGACTTTGGTTATCCTGATCACACATTTAACTGTTTTAGTTATGTTCAATTTAAGTACGCAATTTCTTTTATAGACGCTTTAAAAATTATCGATTGTGATTTTAATTTAAATTTAAGTTCTAAAAAAGAAGAAAGATTATTTACTATGGGGTATCTTGGTAGTACAAAACCTCAGCCTAAATATGTAGAAAAACCAACAATCATTCAAAAACGAGCAAGATCTTGGAATAAAGATGATGCGAACTTTTGGCGAAAATATTTGGTAAGTAAAAAAATACTTAATACTTTTGCAGTTGAACCAATAAGTCACTACTGGGTAAACAACAACAGATTTACTTGTAAATCAATTACTTATGTATTTAAGTTTAAAAATCGATATAAAATCTATTCTCCTTACGAAGAAAAAAATAAGTGGTTAAGCAATACAAAAAAGACAGATGTTCAAGGCTATAATCAACTCCCGAATAAAGGTGAGAGACTTATCATTACTTCTTCCCTCAAAGATGTTATGTGTTTATATGCTGCAGGCTATCATTCGATAGCTATGCAAAGTGAAATGCAAATACCTAATGAGAAACTAATAAGTGAGCTAAAACAACGATTTAATATAGTAGAAATTTTATATGATAATGATTTTAACAATGTAAATAACCCTGGCCAAAACATGGCTAAAAAGATATGTGATTTATATGGTTTTAATAACATTTGCATACCTCAAGAGTATGAAGTCAAAGATCCATCAGATTTAATATTTAAGGTAGGCAATTTTAATGAACTTAAAAACATATTAAAATGACACGAGATGAAATTATTGAAAAATTTAGAACACGTAAAGGATTTTTAAAAAAAGGAGCACAATGGTTAGCAGACAAATGGGAAGTAGATATAGCTATTATTAAAGATTGTAAAAAACTTGTAACGTCTGAAGAATGGGTACAAGAAAGAATGAATAATGATAATGGTCATGAACTTACTACAAGTCAAGCTTTTCAAAAACACTTACTAGACAATGGATTAACAATGGCAGACGTAAAGTCTGTTAAGTTTTGGCAAAACTTTAATGGAGAACAAAGATATAGTATAGTAACACATAATCAGTGGCATGAACAGCCTCAAGTTAAAGAAGAGTTACTTAAATATATAAAAACAAGATCAACTAAAGTACCAAAGCTTAAATACAAAAAACCAAAAGACCCTATTTGCTATGAAATATCTTTACCAGATATACATTACGGTAAAATAACTGACGAAGGGCCAGAAGCATTAGAAAAACACTATATACAAATTATTCAAGATCTGCATAGAAAAGCAGACGGTTTAGAAATTGAACGATTTCTTTTACCTGTAGGTAATGATGGACTTAATTCTGAAGGTATGAGTCGAGCTACAACTAAAGGCACACCTCAACAAGATAGTATGCGTTGGCGTCAGTCTTTTAGAGGTTATTGGCATTTAGTTACAAAAGCAATTGATTATTTATCACAATTTGCACCTGTAGATGTATTAGTTGTGCAAGGTAATCATGACTTTGAACGTATGTTTTACGTTGGAGAAGTTTTAGACGCATTGTATCATAATAATAAAAATGTAAGTATAGACAATAGTTTAGAGTCACGTAAATATTATGAGTATGGTATAAATATGATTATGTTTACACACGGTGATAAAGAAAAGCCTCAAGAGCTTCCACTATTAATTGCTACTGAGCAACCTGATATGTGGAGTAGATGTAAAGTTAGAGAAGTACACTGTGGACATAAACATAAAGAAATGTTAAACGAATATATGGGTACTAAAGTTAGATTTATACCTAGTATATGTGCTAATGATACTTGGCATAAAACACAAGGATATGTAGGAACACTAAGATGTGGACAAGCATACATATGGAATAAAAATAGAGGACTAGAAGGATATTTACAAACTAATGTAATGAACTATGAAGAAAAGAAAATATGTTAAAAGGAAAGGTAGAACCAAAGTAAAAAATGCTAAAAAATCTACCTATGATGGTAAACATTTTCAGTCTAATTTAGAACTGTATTGTTACAAACAACTAGAAGAAGCAAAAATACCAGTAGAGTATGAACAACACACATTTACTATATTTCCTGCTACTGTGTACCCACAAGCTTGTTATGAGGGTACATCTAAAAAGTTATATAACAAAGGATCTAAAATTAGACCTATAACATATACACCTGACTTTGTAGATCCTGATGGTAAATTTATTATAGAAACAAAAGGTTATGCAAATGAATCTTTTCCATTAAGGTGGAAATTATTTAAAAAACATCTTAAAGATAAGCAACATCGTTATGTCTTGTTTATGCCTAGAAATAAAAAACAAGTTGACGAGGTTGTAGATATTATAAAACAACTATAGATTGAGGGGAGGTTAGTAATTTAATTAATAACTGAGCGGTTATACTTTGTGTGCAATTACAATTCCTCCCCTTTTTCTTTTTATTAATCAATTAAACAAAAATTATGAATTACGATCAATGGAAATTAAGTAACCCTATAGATGATGGGTACGGATACGAAATGGTAAGCGATTGTTGCGGAGCAAAAATGGATGAAGACAGAGGTCTTTGTTATCAATGCAAAGATCATTGTGAACCTATGGAAGACTACGAATATGAAGCTGCTAGAGAAGAAGCATACAAAGAAATGATGGCAGACGGAGAAAGGGATGAAGGCCTATGATAAATAAGGTCACTAGAAAGTCTATGCTTATTAGACCTTCAGGTAGATCTACAGATTTTATTAGTCCAAGTTTTGGTTATGGCTGTTTAT